GCATTGCTAAATTAGCTATTCCACCCATGTTCATGTCAGGTCTTTTTTCAAGATTAAAACCTTCTTGCATGAAACTTGTGTCTTCCATGTTGTTTAAAATTCTTACAGCCTCTAATAAAGAAATACCTAACTGTTTAGCAAGTTTTTCTGCTTCCGGATTAGTTCCAGTTGAGTATAATTCTCTAGGCATCTGTGTCCTTGATATTGTCATAATTCCTTAAATCTTGTTAATAATGTGGCAGGCGTAGAATCCTGGATAAGACAATTTACTTGTTTTTAGTAGTGTCGTCAATCTTTTTAAGGTTTTGTTGTAGGTCATCCATAAGCCTACCTGTATATCGATATTCACCAATATGTGATACTTCATCAAGTACGTACATATGTAATTTACCACCTATTTTAGACCACCTCATACAAAAGCCAAAATCCTCACCATAATACCTTTTGGTTACTGGATCATGTAAAGTATCAAAAAAGTTGTAAAAATAAGGTTTTGACTTCTCTTGACCATTGATAATCGTAGGTTGCTCAATTTTTAGTTCTGGATATGCATCAATCATTTTCTCAAATACTTGTGTTTTAATTAATAATAATCCAGTTGCTACATGAGTTGCTTCCATTACACCGTTTTCAACTCTGACTTCATTCTTACCTTCCATCTTAAGTGGCCAAGTAAATCCTTGTCTAGATAACTGTTCCGGACCCATTGCTTTACCATTTGCTCTTTTAATAATTTTATTCCAATCAATAGACTTCAAAGTATATGGAGCTCCAATAACATCTTTGTCTGCCTCAATCATTTTGAATATTGTCTTTGAATCAAAATCAATATCAGAATCTACAAATAAGAAGTGCGTATAGTTATGCTTTTCATTTTCTTCCATAAAATTAGATACACATAAGTTTCTACCTTGAGTCACCAAAGATGATTTGATGATAGAAAAACTTACCATGATATTTCTTTTGTAACATTCTTGTTGAAATCTAAGTAAAGCTTGTGTGTAGTGAATTGAACATTCTGAGTGACAAGGAGTAGCTACAAAGATGCAGGGTTTGTCACTCGCTGCTCGCTTCTCGTTTTTAGTTTCATTCATCCAGATGGCTTCATTGTTTCGCATTGATTGCTCCTTCTAAAAATCTAGACCACTGATTTCCTTGTTTGGTCCAGTTATAATATTTGTTTGTATATTTAATTTGGTCTTCTAAATGCTCATGTACTAATTTATGTTTGATTGCATCGACTGACATATCCATGACTGCAGCAAAATGTGTAGCCAATGCTTTGTAATCTTTTTGATATGGTACATAGACTGGGAACTCAGCACCTGTTTCATACACCGCGCCAAAGTTTGTCGTAATACAATATAAACCTGCGGCCATCGCTTCTATTAGTGAAATACAAAATGTTTCTTCCCAAATAGATGGATAAACGTACATGTGATAATTTTTTAGATTCTCTTTAATATATTCATTTGGCTTGTAACCAATGTAATTTACATTCGATAATTGTTTTGCTTGTTCATATAATTCTTTGTATGCATGGTCATTTGCTTTTGCAAAATCTGCACCGTAAACTTCACAAGAAGAATATACATCTAAAATAATATCCTTGTTTTTCACAAGTTGCATCGCAGCCAATAGTACATTCAATCCTCTCCAAGGTGTATTTTGATGAATGATTCTAACAGGTCCTTCTTTGTAACGAGGCGCGGGTGTTATTTCGTCAATACCATTTTTAATGACTACAGATTTTTCTGTTGGAATATCAAATGCCATTCTAAACTTTTCATAGTTCCAATGACTATTAAATACATACCAATCATATTTGCTATGATTGTTTTTATCTTGAAACCAAGGCGCTAGATTCGGTTGATCATAAGAATTTTTTTGCCATAAGATATTTATTTTATTTGGATGTAATGGAATTTTTTCTGGTACAGAAGTGGTAATTTGTACTTGATCCAATAGTTTGGAATCAACATACTTTGTCAAATATTCAAACTGTAATTCTGTTCCGCCTCTAGGTTCTTTCATTATTTCTGATTCATGAGTTTATTTAAAACATCTAATCCTTCCGGTGATACAGTTACAGTTACATCTTTTACAATGTCTTTTGGATTTGAAGTTATATCCATATTAACTTCATCTTCTGTTTCGTATATTCTACCTGTCTTAGTGTTTCTCCAAGTTTCCTTGGTATCACATTTAATTGTTTTCATTATCCATTCTCCTGCGATCTATCTATCAATAGATAACTAATTTGTCCAGTAATCTCGTTTGCAGAATCTGCTTGTATTTTTAAAACATCTCCACCTTCCATATTGATTACATCTAAAGCCATATTAGTTGACTCTTTATTTAATTCAACATGACATATCTCTACATCGGAACCTCCTGATTTTTTTAAAAATAAATCAACATCGACATTACTATTATCTTGATGACTTGCTTGTACTGATTTTACAATTGCAATTGCTGATGTATTAATCGTTAAGACCGTGGTTAGATTAGTTGTCGTTAAATCAAATGTTGTACTCTTATAAAAATTTGCCATTAGCTAAGAAACCAATTCTTGGTATCCTCCTCGTTTTTAATATCGTTTTGATAACCAAAGTTTAATTGGTTCTTCAAAGTATCTAATGCTTCAATTAATTGTCTTTGATTGTCGACTGTGTATTCTTCAATTGGGTCTGGAAATACTGGAGTAATTCTAGCCATTATCTTCTACCTCCTGCTGATACGTCAAGACGAAGTGTGCCGTATCTCCAACTTTCATCTTTACCATCATTTTCAATTTTTAAACTTACCTGTCTACCTCTCACTCTTGTGCTTACAAAAGTTGTGGTAGTATTAACTGTAAACGGCCCAGTAATCAATGGATAATTATCATCAACAGATTCAGACTCACCAGGATAATTTCTAAATCGTAGAGTCACTTTTGCATTACCAGATAAGTTTTTAAAGTCCGGAATAAATCGTGACACTCGCATAATATTTTCACCTGCACCATTAAGTCCTTGTTGTGTATCTAAATCATAATCACCGGATACAATAAACGATGAGATTGCTACTGATGTACCATCTGCAAAAACAGCATTGTTACCTATCTCATGTGCCCAATATCTTGTAGAACCAAAAGTATTCGTTGCACCACTAATTGTTGGAAAGGTTGGAGTTCCGGTTGTTAAATACTCTGTAGCATATGGTAAACTGTATGTGTGATTATCTTGATATGAAGTTCTAGATAAAGAACCAGTATGCCAGGTGTCTTCTACATAGTTATACGTTACCACTCTATCATTTTGATTTGATGAATTTTGTGGATAGAACCAGAATATTTCATTGTACAAACTATTATGCTCACCATACGCAACTTTTGCAGCGTCATAATTAATTCCTAAATTAGAATTACCAGTTGTAAATACAAAGTCTTCTACAAGTGAACCTAACTGTTTTACAGTTCCGTCAAATTTAAAAAAGCCTCCACCAAATCCCATCCAGTAAACTGCACCTTGTGCATAGACAAGTGTGTGTTGAGATAAACATCCACAGTTAGAACCAACTTGTCTAAGTGAGAATGTAAATGGTGGGCCAACAAACTGAATCACATATGCAGCTTGATCAGTTAAAACTAAAATATAATCTTTACCTTGGACCGCAGAGATAATCTCATTACCTTGGTCAAGTAAAAATGTTCCCGCTGTGTTAACCGCAGTGGGTGTATATGTATTAAAATCTTCTTGATTAGAAAATCTAATAAACATTTTGTTTTGTGTAGAAGCACTTCCGATGGTTTCTTCTGTTCCAATGTGAAATAAGTGTCTATCTCTATCTGATACTAGTGTCATAATAGAAGCAGTTGGAGCCCCTGTCATAACTGTTGCTCTTGTTTCAATCGCACTTCCACCATCTTGTGCAATTGTATTCCATGTAAACGTTTTACCATTGTGAATAGTTGCAACTAATGTTTGACCAAAATTATCTAATGACCAGTTACCTGGATCCAAAGTCACGTTGGTTGAGTCTGATGCTTCACCCCAACCTTCTGCGCCAACTTCTGATCCCCAAATATCTGTACCCCAACCAAATGCAGGTGTTTGAACAATTGGACCAATGTTTACATATCTGTTTAACGTAGCCGCTCCTGCAGCCGATGTTGTGCCTGTTGCGTCTGCCGGCATCGTAATGGTAATCGTATCTGCGTCTGGAGTGGTAATAACTTCAAAAACATTATCAGTAAATTGTGATTCAGAATAACCAGAACCTGGGGGAACGGTAACTGATTTAAAAACAACATAGTCTCCAATTACTAAATTGTGTGCTGTTAAGTTTACAGTAACTGTTGAAGAACCACTTATGGTATCAAAAGTACAACCTGTTTGATCTGATTCTATAGGTGTGATGTCATAAAAAGAACCTTCATAATAAAGAACTAATAGTTTAGACGTACCAATTGCTGCATACTTACGACCGTCTAAATCAGTCCAAGTATGCTGATCTCTTGCTGGGCCAGCTAATGTATTGTCAACTAATTCTTCCCAACCACCTATTTTCTCAGGTTGTCCGTATCTGAATCTTACATTATCACCATCAGTCCATTGGCCTTCTGCGCCTGTTTCTGTGTCCTGTTTATTGAATCCGGGTCTAAAGTTTGCTTTAATTAATGGCATAGTTCATATATTATATTTGTTTTTATATAATATACAACGCAGAAATAATGCTAATCAAATTTGCCTATTGAGAACCAAGAAGTCATTATATACTTCTCTCCGGATAATGGTGGATTACCTCTATGTATATATGGGAAATGAGCAGGAAAAAAACACACTCTACCTTTTTTAGGCTTAACTCTCATATTTTGTATAAGAAATTCTGTTTCGCCGCCTTCTTCAACATCATTTAAATATAATGTATGAACTAGCATTCTTTTTAACATATCTAAGTATGTTCCAGATTTTTCCGTATGCCATAGATGATACCCTTGGCCAGGTAATGTTTTTTGAATTTTTTGTGGGTCCCAATGTAACTCTGGAGTGCCTAAGTGTTCTAAAATATCAGTTTCTTTTAAATATATTTGAAAAGCCTGATTTAAATTTATAAATAAAGTTTTTAATCTGCCATTTTCTGACAGAACAGTTTCTTCAAAATTATCATAATCTACTTGTGTTGCAGTATCTGCTTTGCTTGTAATAGAGGCTTGTTCAAAATCTGCTCTAGTAAAAGTTTTTTTAAACTTCTTTTCTTTTTCAAAAAACTCTATGACTGCATCACAATCTTCTGGTCTAATTAAATCGTCGTAAACCTTTATAAAGCTTTTATCTGAAAGTCTGTTTTCTGTCATTTTTTTCTCCCGTCATTTTCAAAAGATTTAAATGGGCCGTAAGCATCTACATAGTGAAAAAATACTTGAGCACAATATTTTCCTTCAAAAGGTTTTCTCCCGTGTAAAATATCATAACCTAGATACATAACAGCATCCCCTACTTCCATAGTTATCCATTCGTTGTCCATATGAATTGGCCATTTTTCTCCACAGCTATCTACGTTTGCAGTAATACTTATTTCACAAGAAGGTCTGTCCGTATGGTCTGGTAATATTCCTCCGTGTACATAACCTCTCCAATATGCATATGTT